GAACAATTATCTTTTTCATAAACTTGATGTTGGAGAAACAAATCACCGAACAATTATCTTTTTTCTTCAACTTGATATTGGAGAAACAAATCACTGAACAATTATCTTTTTCATAAACTTGATGTTGGAGAAAAAAAGAAAACAATCCATTGTGGACCAACTTAAGGAATCAACCTATTATTTTTAACAACCTAATTTTTGTGAAAAGAAAGCGTCTATCTATTATGTATTCAAAAAGAATTGCTTAAATTTATATAAATGAAAGTGCTGATATATGGGGCTACAGGTTGGATTGGTGGAAAAATGCTTAAATTACTCACTAAATTATCAGAAATAGAGGTTACAACAGGAACTTGCCGTTTAGAGGATTATGATGGTATTCAAAAAGAAATAGACGATATAAAACCCAGTCATATTCTTTTAGCAGCTGGATTAACAGGACGTCCCAATGTTGATTGGTGTGAATCTCATTGGGATGAGGTATTGAGAACAAATGTTATTGCGACTTCTGTTTTAGCAGATTATTGTTGGCAGAGAAAGATACACTTGACGTATTTCGGAACAGGTTGCATTTATGAATATGATCAGGAACATTCAATAAGTAGTGGCGTGGGATTTACAGAAGAAGACGAACCTAATTTTAATAAGTCTTTTTACTCCAAATCCAAAATCATTACCGAGAAAATCTTGAAGAATTATAGTAATGTGCTTATTTTACGGATTAGAATGCCTCTCTCTGATGATCTGCATCCTAGAAATTTCATTACCAAGATTACTAAATACGAAAAAGTAGTAAATGTTCCTAATTCAATGACCATACTATCAGAACTTTTACCTGTAGCTATAGATATGTTGCTCAAAAGTAAAACAGGAATTTATAATTTTACTAATCCTGGAGTTATCTCTCACAATGAAATACTAGATTTATATATATCTTACATTGATCCCAATTTTAGATATCAAAATTTTAGCTTAGAAGAACAATCAAAAATACTCAAGGCAGGAAGATCAAATAATCATTTGGATGTGTCTAAATTATACAGTGAATATCCAGATATAGAAGATATTCACACTGGAATAGTGAAACTTTTTGAGCGCATGAAAATGTCAGTTCAATAATCTTATTTTTTGTTGATAAAAAATAAGATAAGTTTATTCGATTTCAAACCATTCCCCCAGTTCATCTTTATATTCTGATTTTGATAAAACATCATCGAATAATGAAGCATGATATCTAAGAGTTTTAACGATATTTTGCACTTCTGAGTTCATGTCATATTCTTGCTTTTGAACCATCAAGCTCGCAGTTTGACATGCTTTCAATAGTTGAAAATGTGAGTACTCGAAACACAATTCTGATACATAGAACGTAAGAAAATAAAGAAAAATTGATAGTAGATCCGTTGAACCGAATTTTGGCATTTCTAAATCAAAGTTTAAAGTAATGAGTATTATATGGTTCATCTTTTCGATAGATTCTATAGTGTATGAAGTTAACTGAGACCATTTATAGAGTAAGGGAGGATAAATCTCTATTACTTGAGAGGCAATAATAAAACATCCAACACTACATAATATAATATTTTTTGATTCTATTTGTTTAAAAGACAAAAAACGGTTAAGGATATAAATAGCTAAACATAGGGTAATATCTTTTAGATTAAATACCTTTTTAACCATATATAACCAATCGTAAAGCATTCTTACGGAAAAGTTCTTATTTTTTGAAAAGAAACCCAATCCTTCAAAGGAAAATGGTGTGTTTTAGAATCAACTATGGGTGAAAATGTAAATTTTTTCAACCATGGATGTTCTAACGCTTCTCTTGCACTGTAACGTTTATCCTTATCGTAAGCCATTACCTTAAATATAAAATCGCTAAAAAGAGGATCTTGGGCTTCAAGATCGTTTTTTAACCTTATTTTATCCTTTTTATTTATACTTGTATATTTACCTTTGAACAAATTTAAAATACATTGACCAGCTGACCAAATGTCTATTTTTTCATTATATGATGTTGGTATATCATTAATGAGCAACTCAATTTCAGGAGGTCTATATGATATTGTTGTCACTTCATCAGTATATGGCATATCTTGAGAAATTCCCTCTTTAGCCAAACCAAAATCGCATAATTTTATTGTTCCATCTGACATCATCAGAATATTGTCGAGTTTGACATCGCGATGCCAAATATCTCTTTTATGTAAATAATCCAATGCACCAAAGAGTTGGAACGTAATACTTTTGAGTTCTCTTATTTCCATTGGACCTTCATCCATTTTTGTATCTAAATCATACTCACCCAAAGGCATTGCAAACTGAAAATATCCTTTTATATCTGCATAATCTAACATATGTATTATGTTTGGGTGATCCATGGATGATAAAATAGACATTTCTCGAATAATATAGCAATCTATGAATTTAGTATCATATACTTTCAATGCGTATCCTTTAGAGCTTCGATATACTGTTCCATGAGAACCTTCCCCCAATTTTTTCTCAAGTTTACCATATTTTTCGTAAAAATCAAACATAGTGGATATACTAATGTTGTTCACGCAAATAATAGGATTTTTTTTCATTTTTTGCATGCACTTTAATATCCCAAATTAGTAAAACTAATCTTTTCTTGAAAAAAAGATGCACTATTTCAAAATAATAAGGCTTAGTGGAGGAGCTGGAAAAGATAAAGCATTAGAGAAATATAAAAAGGAGTTATTTTCTTCTTTTGGTAGTATAAGAACAGGTAAGGTCGTTGATTTTATACCTAAAGAAGACATTGCAATATTAAAGATATGAAATATATCTTTAAAAATGATAGGGAGTATGTGTCATTATAAACGATTTGGAATATACTCAAAGAATCTTCTTTTTATAAAAGATCATTGTATGTTAGACTAATTTTTCTATCCTTTCTATGATTATTGCAACGATCAATATATTCCTATCAGTGATACACATTTTATTCTTTTATCAAATGATCTAGAATTCCAAGAATATTTACCATCTTTTTGTGAATAAATGGCTTACATTCAGAGATAAGATTATTCCCATTAAAGGTTTTACAAAAAAATGAATAGTTAAAAATCTTTCAACCAAAGAAACATTTGATGATTCGAAAAAGAAGTTTGAAAGATGTTCTCAATTTCCAATTGGTTAAGAGACAAAGAGAAGAATTTTCGCCAATGAAAATCGAACTTAAAAAGAATCCAGTAAAAGGAGTTGGTATTTATGCCACTTCAAGGATAAAAGATGGAGAAATAGTTGCTTTATATCGTCTTCAAGTTTTTAGGACTGAAACATATAGATCAATCACTGGTAACGCTTATTGTTTTTCTATATATACACGTCAAGGAAATGAAAGTAAAACCTTTATTGGTGATTTAGTTCCTGAAAGTTTACAAGATCCTATATTAGTAGAAGATAGATATATACCCTATTGTGGTTACTTTGCCAATGAACCATCTCCCGATCAAATTTCAAATGTCTGGGTGGATATGAACATCAAAGAAAATTATAGAACACGTAAAATACTGAAAGAAGGTAATTTTATTGTTTATAAATTGGTGGCTATTAAAGATATTGAACCTGGAGATGAAATTGTTTGGCACTATGGGGATTCTTATCATGGGAGAGATTATTTAGTGAATCCAGAAACTCAAAAGTGAAAAAAAAGAGATATAATATATTAATATATTATATTGGAATGAAGATGGTCGATATGGAGGTATCTCCTCGGCAAGCAATGTCAAAACCTACAGGATTGGTTTTGATATATCTCTTTTGTTATTTTATCCCCAAACAAAAGATGATCCGAACATATTTTTTCTTTCAAAATTTGAGTGAGCGAAATTACTTAAATTTAAGTAATTTCATCTATAAAAGTGTGAGGTTTTACATTTTTTCGTCAAGCTTGCAAAGAAGCTGGTGAAGTTCTTTGTGGGTTTGCATAGAGTAACCATAGCTATCTACAATAGCCCAAAGCAAAATGAAGAAGATGAAGAGCATACTAATGGATACAACAGTAGCCATGTAAAGCATCTGGTTGAGTTGATCAGCAATAAAAACACCAAATACAGCGAAGAGGAACATAGTAACGATCCATGTCCACACCAGGATTGCATATATATTCATCCTGGGGCCTTCACAGGTGCGACATGCATAGAAGAAACATAAAGCAATCAATATAAAAATCACAATAAACAAGATGGCAACGTACCACATTTTTCCTTTTAGATATAATTAAAAAAATCTCGTGCAAAAATTGTACATTAAAAAATACCAAGTTTACTTTTTTTTACATTTTTGCATTGATAATAACAATAAAAAAAATGAAAAAAAATTGGTATTTTGCAGTCGATAATTATTCACCAGAAATGGAAAATATAATCGAACAATTGCAATATTGCCTGAGCTCTTTTAAGGATTTACCTACTTTTGAAGCTTTTACCAAACAAGCTTCACATCTTATTTATGATGAAATACACAAATGTAATGATACCAATGATTTCATTGAAAAATACTTTGTTATTCCAGAAGATAAGATGTCGAAGACTGTTGAAGAAGTGCTCAAAAGTAAAAAGGAAAATATACCAATGCCAGAATACGAAATCAAAGAAAAGAAAACCCGTAAAGTTCGAAATCCCAAAACGGGGAGAGATATCTACTTTGGAGGTGATCTTTTCCATAAATTAGTAGAAACAGGTTGGTTGGATAAAGACGGAAAGCCACTCAAAAATCATACTGTCAAAAAGATAAAAAATCCCAAAACAGGAAAACCGATTACAGTTGGTGTTAAAGTATATAAAAAAATGATTGATGACGGATGGATAGATAAAGAGGGTAAAATTTTAAAAGTGATGAATCCCAAAACTGACACCCCTATTAGCATTGAAGACCCTGAATTTAAAAAATTAGTCAAAGAAGGAATTTTCAATAACGATGGAACAATTAAGGACATTAAAAAGAGAAATCAAATTCCATGAATATAACACATAAATAAATAACAGATTTCTGTTATTTATCATCATAAGATAGTTCTACCATAGATTTTTTTCTGACTTTGATGAAGCTTTTACTTGCTCGACGTTTTGAAAGAACCAATGATTTCCATCTCTTTCGTTTTTTACTTTTTTTTCTCAATGTTTTATTGCATGGAAGTGTATTGAAATTTATTCTTTCAGAATTGGGGAATATATGTATTATATAAGATATTTCTTCAGATTTAATCTTTTCTTCTTCTTTCTTTCGATAAATGATAGTGCTGTCCTGTGAAAGATTTTTAAATATAAGGGGACTGGATTTAGGAGATATAGTATCTTGAGAGGAAGATGATAAATTATGTATCTGAAGATTTAATGGTGGTACGATAAGATTTTTTTCTGTTTTTCGTTGTTCTCGTAATTCAAAAAAATCATTAATACGTTCTTTTTCTCTTTTTTTCTTTATTTTTTCGGTGAGGAATCCAAGTTCCCAAGCGTCATATTTCCAATTGGGATCGAATTGTTCCTCAGAAGAACTTGTTGTTATGGAGGAACTTGAAACACTTGAGAATGTTATTCCCAATTTAAATGTATTGAATCTTCTTCTTCTTGTCTTAATCATTGCATTTCGTTGATCAAATTCTAATAAATCATTTCATTTTGCAAAAAATTTAAAATAATGCGTGATTTGTCTTTTTTATCTTTCTACTATGAACTTGATCTTGAAGAAACAAATCACCAAAAAATTATCTTTTTCTTCAACTTGATTTTGGAGAAAATATAATGGTTGTTGTTCTTTTTTTTCTCCAACATCAAGTTGAAGAAAAAGATAATGTTCGATGATTTGTTTCTTCAAGATCAACTTTACAGAAAACATAATGGTTGTTCTTTTTTTTCAAGATCAACTTTACAGAAAACATAATGGTTGTTCTTTTTTTTTCAAGATCAACTTTACAGAAAACATAATGGTTGTTCTTTTTTTTCAAGATCAACTTTACAGAAAACATAATGATTGTTGTTTTTTTCAAGATCAACTTTACAGAAACATAATGGTTGTTGTTCTTTTTTTTCTTCAACATCAAGTTGAAGAAAAAGATAATTGTTCGATGATTTGTTTCTTCAAGATCAACTTTACAGAAAACATAATGGTTGTTGTTCTTTTTTT